ACAAGATACTTGGGAAAAAGTTCTAGATGGAACGCTAACTGGTTTTTCTATTGGCGGAAGAATGAATAAGTGGGATGACGCATATGATGAAAAGTCAGACACACAAATTAGAGTTATTAAAGAATATGATTTAGTTGAGTTGAGTCTTGTAGATTCCCCAGCAAATCAATTTGCAAACATTGTATCTGTTGAAAAGGTAGACGGAGTAGATGTATTTAAGGGTGACGCAACAGTTTTAGAAAATGTTTTTTACGATAAAGCAAATGGTATAGTTTTGGCATCTGAGAATGAGTCAGAAACTAGTCCAATAAACGGTGAACAAATGGAAAATATAGGTTTCGTTGAAAAAACGGATAAAGAAAAAGTAACAATGATAAAATTCTTAGTTGATAGTGCTAAAGGCATTAATACTTCTAAGATTAACAAGGAGGTACAACCTATGACAGAAAAGACAGAAGCAGTTGCAGAAGTTCTTGAAACAGAAGCAGCAGTAGAAGTAGAAAAGTCAGAGGTCGCTCCAGAGGTTGATGCAGTAGTTGAAACAACTACAGAAGATGTTATTAAGGCTGATGAAGCCCCAGCATCTGAAGAGATTGCAAAGTCTGAAGAGACTTCTGCAGTTGACGTAGTTGAAGAAGTTACAGAAGTATCTAAATCAGATGAAGCAGTTGATTCAACTGTAGAAATCAAGAACACTCTAGAATCAGCCTTTAGCGATCTAGTTTCAAAGGTTAACTCATTGCAGGCAGAAGTAGAAATGCTTAAGTCTTCAAAGGTTGATGTTGAAACAGCAAAAAGTTCATTTGAAGCAGTTGCAAAAGATATTGCAACAGTATCAAGTGGATTCAATGAATTTGGTAAGCGTGTGGAACTTGTAGAGCAAGACACTGCTTTCCGAAAGTCTGGCGATCTCGGCGAGATAGTACAGAATCAACCTGAAACGGTTGAAAAATCCCTATGGGGCGGTAGTTTCCTCAAAACAGCCGACTTATTTAATTAATAAGTAAAAAATCACAGGAGGTGACAATATGTCGGAACAAAATATAGAAAAGAACCAACCTGGAACTTCAGGTAATCTTGGTGGAACAGCACCAGGACTGTATCAGGGACAAGGTGCATTCGCATCTGGATCTGAAGCAGGTTCAAACGTACCAGGTAATTACACCGATGGTGGTGTCTTGGGTAATATCCCAACAGCACTATCAGGAGTAACATCTGGACCAAATGCAGTTAACCCTTCAGGTGAGGCTGGATCAGGTATCCTACGCCCAGAGCAAGCACGTCGTTTTATTGACTACGTGTGGGATGCTACCATTCTCGCCCAAGATGGCCGTCGCGTTACAATGAGAGCCAATACAATGGAACTCGAAAAGGTAAACGTCGGAGAGCGTGTTATTCGTGCAGCAGCGCAAGCAGTTGGCGATTACACAAACGCAGGTGCAACATTCTCAAAGGTTGAATTGACTACAAAGAAGATTCGTCTTGACTGGGAAGTATCTGCAGAAGCACTAGAAGATAACATCGAAGGTGCAGCACTAGAAGATCACATTGTACGCTTGATGACAAACGCTTTCGGTAATGATATCGAAGACCTTGCAATCAACGGAACAGGTACAGGTGGAGACGCATTCCTTTCAATCATGGAAGGTTTCGTAAACCGCGTTACGACAGACGGAGATGCACATGAAGCAGTTGTAACAATTGCTGATAACACTTGGTCAACAGACGCAATGCAGAAGATCATTCTTGCAATGCCACGTAAGTACCGTGCACTTAAGTCAAACCTTAAGTTCTACGCAGGTACTGATGCATTCCAAGGAATCATCAAGAACAACGGTACACTTGCAGACGCAGTAGCAGAAGCATTTGCTAACCGTCCAGCAGGTACTGCTGCAAACCGTCAAGCATACCTTGATGGTGCTGGACAGACATTCGGTGGAGCACGTACAACACGTGTTCTCGGAATTGATGTTCAGGAAGTTCCATACTACCCTGCAGGATATGTCGACTTGACATTCCCACAGAACCGTGTATGGGGATTCCAGCGTGATATCACTGTAAACCGTGAATACAAGCCAAAGAAGGACACTGTAGAATACACAGTCTTCGTTCGCTTCGGTATTCAGTGGGAAGAGCAGGATGCAATCGCATTCGCTGATGCTGACAACTCAGATTCATAATCTGTAATCAGTCCATTTTAGGGGGGGTAGGAGTTAACGCTCCTGCTCCCCTTACTATTTATAATGATATAATACTAACAAGGAGAAATCATGGAAAACATTAATCAAAATCCAGTTGTACAAGCCCCATCATATCAAGCACCTGAAGAAGTTCAGGCCCTTGGATCAGTTGCAGAAGGTGTTATCGGAGCAACAAAAACACCAAGATCTTCTGAAAAGAAGAAGGTTACAAAGGCTAAAGAAAAGACTGAAACAGTAGCAATTTATTCAACAAAAAATGTTTCATGGTCAGAGGTGGGTAAGGTTTCTCGTGGCTACAATATTGTTGAAAAGGATGCTGCTGAAAAGTGGCTAACTCGCTCTCACATTCGTACAGCAACCCCAGAAGAAGTTGCAAGGGAATTTGGAAAGTAAGCAATGGAGATATTAAGACTCGCGCCGTACAATGACATTGTTGTAAAATACACTGTTCCTTCAGGCTACAACAATGTAAACATTTATGCAAGAGTCACGGATATGACGGATCTTTCAGTACGAAATTTAGAATTTTTGAGTTCAGACACAGGAGATAATTTACAGATTTCTCTTCCTGGCAGATATGACAATAATTACAGAGTAGAATTTTTTAAAATTGTTAGCGAGATAGAGGTTCCAATCTACGAAGAGTTTTATGAATTAATAAGACCATATGTAGATCCAAACACATTAGGAACAACGGCATCAGAGATTGCCGAATACACAACATTGGAATTGGTAGCAAGATCAATGATAGATACATTTGTGCCAGAAGGATTTTACAATAAAAAAATAACAATAGTTGGAACAGGCAATGGCTCAGACTACTTCTCTTTATGGGAAAAGGTTTATAGAGTATTTAAGGTTTATGAGAACAATGTCTTAGTTTATGATAGATCAAATCCAGATTTGTATGAATATCAATATGTAATAACATTAGACAAAACTGCTATACAAAGAGTTCAGGCTGATGTTCTGGAGTTAAATAGGTATGAGTCAACAGCAGAAAAACTTCCATTTGCAAGTGGCGATCTTGGGTATTATGGGTATGACGGAATAGCCTTTCCATCAGGATATGACTATACGTTCGTTGTAGACCACGGATATTTGAGAGTTCCTGAAGATGTTGAGTATGCAGCCAAGTTATTAATTGAAGACCTTAAGTGTGGAAAGTTAGATTACTACAAGAGATATGTAACATCATACAACACAGATCAATTTAGAATTCAGTTTGATAAAGCAATGCTTGGGGGGACTGGAAACTTCTTAGTAGATAAAATACTTGACAAATATGTTAAAACCATTGTCAAACCAGGGGTAATTTAATGATATGCGAAGAGCCAGATTTTATGTTCCCATTGCAAGCAGATATTTATTATCCACTTGTTGAGCAGGGAACTTATGGCAATGTTAAGAAAACTTGGATTATAGACAAAACTATTGCTGCTAATTTTAATGCTGTAGGAACAGCAGGGAATGAAGAAGTAAAGCCAAACGTCAACATTACACAAAGAACAACCCTTATTGGCAGAGCAAAAACAGATCTTAGAATTTCAAGTTTAGATGCCCCACATTCAATAACAAATATTATCTTAACAAACATTCGTGACAAGAACTGTAATTACATATATACGGAAACCTCTGGCCCAAGATCAGGGAAATCAACAATCTTTGAAGTTGCTACGCAAGAACCATACGTTGGACCTTTTGGTGGAATTGAATACTATAATTTAGTAATCCGTAGATCTGAAAATCAGGCGGTAGATGTCTGATGCTTAGCGTAGTAATAGATAGTAGACAGTTTCAAAAAGAAATAAATAACATTATGCAATACTCTGCTGGATTTCTTGAGGGAGTAGAAAGAGGAAAGTCTGCACTCTACATAGGCTTAGCCCCAAAAATAGCAGAGATGGCATCACAGTTCATTGATGTAAATGCAAGAATGTCTCCAGAATTACTTCATCATATTTATGAATGGGAAAAGGTCGGAAGTCCAGAGGCAAGATTGTTTGACATTGATTACAAGATTACTGGAATAGGCATAACTTTTACATCATTGCTAAAGCAGTCCTCTTCAATTAAAAATGGATCTAATGTTCCATTCTACAATAAAGCAAAGATTATGGAAGAAGGCGTTGCAGTTACAATCAGACCTAAAAAAGCAAGTGTCTTAAGGTTTGAAGTTGATGGTCAAGAAGTTTATACCTCAAGAGAAGTTCGTGTAGATAATCCTGGAGGACAGACTAAGGGACAGTTTAATAATGTTATTAATAACTTTTTTGGTGTATACTTTAGACAATCATTTTTAAACTCA